GTATTGGGGTGCTCGGGGAGTACATCGGAAGAATTTACGTCGAGGTTAAGCAGCGTCCTCGCTATATCTTGAAGGGTCAGGAAAAATAATATGAATGGATTAAGGAAATTTACTACTCCAGTTATTCTCGTGCTATCGTTTATGTGCATTTACTACTTAACAGTAATGTATTTTAAAAGCACGGTGAATGCTGACTTCGCTAATAGCCCAATAGTCTATCGTGAGTTTATTACTCACGGAGTATCAGCACTTTACGATTGGCGACCTACGCCAGATAGCTGGTACTTCAGTGTTTATCCAATTAATTTTTTATTGTTCTTTATCATGAATGATGATGGCATCACGCCATTAGTTCTTTCAACTGTAATATTCACCTTTGTAATTGCTGTTGCTTTTTATAAATTGACCGGTTCAGTCACCAATAAAGCCCTCGCATCGTTAGTATTTGCAGGTGTAGTATTTATGCCGCAAATCATGTATACGCTGGGTTATGTGCAACATCCTTTTGCTCACAATTCAACTAGTGCATATGGTGCTTTGGCATTCATGCTTGCGGCAATGAGCGCGAAAAATAACAGCGTTAAAATAACCGCCATGGCTTCATTGCTTAGCTTCATCGCGATATCTTCCGACATGTGGCTGGCGCCTGCTTACCTTCTTCCTTTGGTTTTCGGAGAAATATTCCTGCTACGTGGTGGCAATAGAAGTTACGCCCACATTTCGATTTATCTTGTAGTTGCGGTGGCGGGATATCTACATGTGCTCCCTCGTATATTTAACATAGATATTCAGGAAGTGAAGATTGTAGGCATCGATCAGATGATCGTTAACTTCAAGATGATGTTGCTCATCATCGGTAAGACCTTAAATATCTTTATCATACAAAGCGAAATGGCATGGTACGCTTCGTTCTGCGTATGGCTTGTATTGCTCTGCTATGCAGTTTACTCTGTTTTCAGGATGAGCGATGTGATGCAGTATGTCGCCTCTCTGGTTGTGCTATCAATTCTTGGTATATCCTCATCATATATCCTGATCAACCAGCTCATTAAGCCGGGATCGGAGAGATTTTTTGTATCTCTGGTTCCTTGCGCGATGGCAATGTGCGCATTCTTATGCTTCAAAAATAAATTTAGGTCTGTTTTTGTAGCGGTTATGTGCCTCTTCCTTGCAACGTCGATTGCATCCCATTTTAATGGAAAAATGTACGACCACAGGAAATACAACGAGTTTCAGGAGTATACATCATTCCTTGATCGTCACGATTTGACATATGGATATGGTGAATTTTGGCATAACTCCATAGAAATAGACTGGCTTACTGGTGGAAGAATCAAGATCATCCCTGTCTATGGCGACTTAAAGTACGGCATAAACGTCGAGCGCGTACGCCCTCAAACTATGCGTTCCTGGCATACAAAGTCAGCGATAGAGAAAGCTCCTAAGCGTCAGTTCGTCGCCTTCTCAAAAGGATATGTTTGTCCTGATGTTGATGTTTGCACATCATTGTTTGTGAAAAAGCACGGGGAACCTAGCGAGGTTCTTAAATGGAAATACATCACTCTTTACGTGTACAATGATGGATTAAAATTCTTTTAAATATAAACGGGCAGCAGGCTGCCCGTTTTAATTAAGACCCAAGGATAAAGTCTATTCCTACAGTGCTAGTGCTTAGGGGTACAAGCGCTCCTGATGTATTGTAGATTGTACATACCAAACTTTTTCCGGTTCTATTAACAAAAACGTGCGGGCCAGCAATACGATTACCTTTTGCTACAATAGCATCCAATGCTTTAGTTGTAACGTGAGACCGGAATACAACCGTTATCTCACCAGCTCCCGTCACGCTGACTGATTGCATGAGAAGGTGAGGGTCGCTGTTAGTTATGGTTCCGTTAGTTGAAAGAAGAATTAACTTGCGTTGGTAATCAACGGTAAGATCGGTAACATTGCTAACATCTGAGCCGTATATTGCCCTGTTCGTTACTATGTTGCTTACAGTGATATCAGAGCATGCCCCAGCGAATGCAAAGAATGGGTATGGGTTTGCATCACCAGTAAAGTCCTCTATATTACTTACGATTACTCTTGATGTATCTTCCATCGAAACTGGAACTGCAAGCCCTGGAAGGCGCATCGTGCTATCTGATATTACCCCTTGGGTTGTCTTTTGGAGCCATACTCCATTTAAGGTTCTTGCGAAATCTGTAGCGACTGATCTGGTTGCAGCATAAACGTTATTACTTATGATGAACTCACGAATGTAATCCCTTGCAGGTGTTGCGTATAGCCAAACTCCTGCGCATGGGTGATTCGTTACGTTTTTCTCATAATTTAAAAATTGATTTCCTGTGATGGTAAGGCGAAGAACATCAGTACTATCTGCTGTTACGTGAACAGGAACGTTGCCGCCACGCAACTGATTATTGGCTATGATTAATCCGTTCTGTCCGCGCCCTTTTATGGTCGGAGCTGAAAACTGAGCTTGAGAAACGCGACGCCAGTCAGCGTAATTGCCAATGATTCTTACACCAGTGTTTATTCTGCTTGAATCACCAGCAAAATCAGATATATACGCAAAGTGTCTGCTTCTTAATGGTGAGGCTGGATCCCCACCCGCAGCATCAGCAGAGTTACCGATAATAAGTGCATCAGTTACAGCGCCGGTAAGAAAGCCATAACCACCGGCATCGATAGAGGCATGCCCCACCATTCCACTAACCCTGTTAAAAGCAAAAACAGTATTATTGCCTTCGCAGTTGACCGCCGCTGTAGCATCCTTAAATTCACTGTTAATGTATGTAGCTTTACCAGAACTAGCCTCTACGTAAGTGCAAAATGTAGCCCAGTTATCCCCAGGCAAAACATTACTGCCGGAGATTGAAACAGAGTCAAGAACAACTCCCTTCTCTGTAAAATCAAATCCCCTTATCTGCTTTGTCGCATCCTTCGAGACAGAAACACGGCCCTTAGGTCGACCCTTGATGGCCACTGTTCCAATAGCTTTTGAAGAAATCGTTAGTGCCGTATCTATCTCAACATCTTTCGGGGTTGTGAGTAGAGTATCGAATGGCTGCCCTGACGTTCTTATGTCGATTACGTCCAGGTCTTGCTGAAGTGTACCGCGGTGGTTAGTGCCGATATAATCAGCACCACCTGGCCCCTGCAGCAGCAATTTAAACTGATCGGGTTCATAGCTAAGGACATTTGAGAAGTAGAATTGTTGCGCACCATATGAATCGTATACAGCCATTGAATGGCCCTCTACTGTCACGAACTTGGTAATCTGTCCGTTATAAACTGGATAGCCTCCAGCGTTGATAACGATAGGTTGCGCGACAGGAACGAGCGTTCCATCTTCACTCTCGATGTAAACAGAAATCTGGTTAGATGGAATGCTGGGGTCGGTGTCTATCTTTCCGATGTAAATCTTGCCATTCGTTACGGCCTTAAACGATCTTGCCAGGGTGAATAATTGGCTTGGCATTCCGATTACGACATTTGCAGTGATTTCTGACATTTGTCATGCTCCAGGCATAGCAATGCCGAACAAGACAAGGCTTGCGCGGCTTTACTTAATTTTTGTTGGTGTGCGGCCTCCTTGCCTTGTGATTATTCCTGTGGCGGGGACCCATTCGCGATCAGCGGCCTGACCATTACAGCAGCCTGATTAAGGGCTCTTTCGTAAGCGGGACTTCCTGGCTTGGTGTTGGATAGGCGCAGAAGTGCGTTGCGAACTGGCTTGCTCTCATACACTCGCGTCATTAGCCCATAACCAGCCTCCGCTGCCAGAGACGACCCCTGGCTTACCACTGCCGATCCAAGCCTGACCGGATTGGCGAGCGCCTGCCCGGTCTGAGTAACAACGCTGGCTGAATCTGCCCTGTTTGTGAGCCTTAACACATCCATTAACCCGTTCAATTCTTTGACGTGACGAGGGCCAAGAACATCGTTGATTGCAGGGTTTTTCCTCAGACGGTTAACCTCTGACATAAAGCGAGTGGGTGAGTCTCCGGATTTTTCGGCAACTTTGCTGATATATGCCGCCCTCATGGCATCCTTCCCTTTTTCATCAAGAAGGGAATATAAATTCCTGACCTCTGAAGGCTTAGAGCTGTAAACCACGCTGTTAACCACCTCAGGAACATACTCACCCTTTTCGAGCACTCGCTTTAGCGCTGTGTTCTTCACGCGATTAGCAAGGCTGCCGTAGGCGTTATTTGCAGCAGCGTATTTAGATGCTGTGCTTGGTCCAAGAGTTCGCCCTACAGATGACGTAAGGTCATCGCTCATCGATTTATACACGCGGTCGATGATTGCCTCCGTGCGACCTCTCATTGCGATATTGTCGCCTTTAACCCCTTCACGGAAAGCAGACCTGAGATTTCTAAAGTCGTCATAGCTTACAGGGGCCTTTTGCAGGTCTCCACGAAGCCCTTCCAGCGCACTCACTGCTCCAGTATCTTTCAGAGTTCCCAGCTTGTTCAGGTCAGCAATAGCGCTGTCGAGGGATGCAATAGTCTTGTTCGCCGGAACGGTGCGCCCCTGCATTTGCGTCGATACCTGGCTAAGTAATTCTCCGGCTGCATTTCTTTCGGCTCTTACACCGCGCTGCAGCGAATCAATTACCGCCTCAGGTGCGTACTCGCCGAACTTGCTTTGATAGCTTTGAATTATCCCCTGTCGCGCATCCTGCTGAGCCGCTCTGGCTGCTCCGGTGCCAAGCAAAGCACCCTCGCCACCTTGGACCAATCCCTTTGCAAAAGCACCAGATGGCGGAAGCACATCCGACGTCATCGGCGTAACTCCTGCCGCCTCTGCCCCGGCGATCCGCTGAGCCACTTCAGGTTTGACCTGTCCGCGCAAGGCGGTAATGCCACGACCTACTGCCTTTGCAGCGCCGGATAGAATCCCCTGGGCGCCGAGGTTTACGGCCGCATTCTTCGCTGCGTTCTCTGCGAAGTCACCCTGCTGATTACCAGCTTCCGCAAGTGAGCCGGCAACCATATTCCCCGCCACCCCTAGTCCAGGAGTAAGATAGTTGCCAATAGCCTCACCTGCCTGTGCATATGGGTCGGTTGGCCTGTCTACCGGGCGATAAACGTCGTCAAGCAGCTTGGGACCACCAACCCCCTGGCTAACGGCGTTAATCAGGCTTGCGCCACCCTGCAGGGCATCGAAGGGTATGTTTACAAGTCCACGCCCTGCCTGCTCAATGGCATTACCTGCCTGTTGCAGGAATGAAGGGTCTTGCTGATTAGGGGATTGCTGTTGTGATTGAGTTGCGAGGGGGTAGGCTGAGAAGAAAGCCTGCTTCGCCTGTTCTGCGCTTTCTCCCGCCTGTGGAGCGACAACTTCGGTAAAATATTGCTCCTGAGCCGCTGCCTGCTGGTCTGGTGGCAATGACTGATATTGCGGTGAAGCCATTACCTCTTTCCACGCCTTAGCCATTAGTCACCCCATAGTGAAGAGAATCCAGCGGATTGCTGCGGAGCCTGTTGTTGAACCTGCTGGGGAGCTGCTGGAGGCGGTGGCTCCTGGTAGTCAAATTGCTTTTTGACATTCCCGAGCTTTCCTTCCAACTGCGTGCGAATCTTTCCAATTGATGAGCGGAATGCAGACTCGCTCATCTTCGGGCTTAAGGCGCCCACAGCATCAGACAGCTTCTTACCCTCTGCATCAGACAGTGCCCCCATTCCTTTCAGTGACTGAACCATTGGCAGGAAGGTTTGAGCCTTGAATGTGTCCAGCCTAGCCTCAAAGTTTGCTGCATCCGAGCCGGGTACTGTTGGGAATGCTGAGCGCACACCTACTGCCTTGGCGAGGCCCGGGCTTTTCTCAATTTCCCCGAGTGAATCCAGTGCGGTGCTGAAGGTGTCAACCGCACCCTGCGCTGCCGCCTGGCGATCTGCTCTCGCCAACGTGGCTTTCTGCTTCACGTCCTGCTGCCTTTGCCGAAGATCGTCAAGCTTCAGCGAGTTTGTTTCTCGCGCAATCTGTCTATCCAGCGCCTTATCCTGAAGCTCTGCGCGCTGAATTTCTCGTGAGAGAGCAGCATTTTGAGCGCTGATATTCTGGCCACGTATCTGGATATCCTGACCTCGCGACTGAAGCGCCTCCCCAGCCTGATTGCTGCGGACAGTTTCCTGCAGACGACCGCGGTCAATAACTCGACCTTGCTGCTTGTCGATGGTGTCGAAATAATCTTTGCCACCGAGAGATGACATGCCGAGAGTGTCCACAAACTGTTGGGCCTGCTGCGGGTCTGTAACGCCCATCTGCAATACGGTATTCGGATCTGCTCCAACACGAGCGAGCGCGCTGGTGTTTTCGTTAACGTACTTGCTGAAAGCCTGTGGCCCTTGAGACAGAGAAACACGCATGCCTGCAGCTAAGGCGCCGATATCTGATTTCTGCTGGTCGTTAAGGTGTGCTACTGCCTGCTGAGCCTGCTCAACGAACGCAGGGTTCTGCACTGCAAACTGTCGAAGAGCTGACGTATCGCCTGACTCCCAAGCTTGAGCATGAGCCTGGTTGAATGCACTCTGCGCTTCTTGCTTGGCCGCCTGCTGGTAAGCCTGCGCTACCCCACCCATACCCTGAAGCGCCTGTAGACCGATGTTATTGGCGCCACTGCGCTGAATATCATTATTTTCTCTAATGAGAGACAGAGCACCGTTTACATCATTTGCCTGCGGGGCATTGGCATTCATTCCGCCAATACCTGCAAGCAGCCCCCCACCATTCCACGGTTGTGACATTGCCATAGCTACCCCTTAAAATAAGCCACCGAGAAGCCCAAGACCCCCACCGATGGCTGCGCCGATTCCAGTGCCGATACCCGGAACCACGCTGCCAAGGGCCGCGCCAGATGCTGCCCCACTGAAACCTCCACCAAGTGCGCTTGAAAGGCCTGAAGGTCGGTTAGCATTTGCTGCAGCAAGAGCGGCCTGCTGCTGATAAAGCGATCCGGCGTTGTTTGCGTATGTCTGCCCAGCATTGGCCTGCCCCTGCAGAGCACCGAGGCCGATATTCGCCAAGTTTTGAGCATTCTGCATCTGCCCACTCAGCCAGTTCTGTCCCAGCGTCGGTGCGATTGTTGCCAGTTGGTTGCTGGTAGCCGTAGAACCAAGCCCGCCAGTCGCTTCGGCGCCCGCCAGTGACTGATAACGCGCCTGGTTGGCGAGTTGCTTGTACTGGTCTGAGCCGTAGTAGCTGTTCAGCGCGCTGTTCTGTCCACCGAGTGTGGAAAGGTTTTGCAGTTGTGATACGTACTGCTGGGCGAGTGGGGTAAATGGCGCGAGGTTGTTCATGACCGTCTGCCACTGATCGCGCTGCAGGTCAGTGGACTTATTCAGTGCATCCGCCTGTGCGCCAGCGCCATTGTCCCCGCCGCCACCCTTTCCACCTTTTTCTGGACGCATAGGCTCTTCACCGCGCAGTTTCCTGCCCAGTGCGAAAATGTCAGCCATGGTTAACCTCTGCTTTTTTGAACGAAGTTTTGTATTTCTTCGCGGGTTGCTGAATAGAAAGTGACGTCATCGACGCCCTTGAAATATTTACGGATGGTGCCTACACGCCTAAGGCCAATCATGGCGCAGTACATTTGACCGTGGCGGAACTTGCTGGCTGCGTATGACGTGATGCAGGCGAATTGAGTCGACGACAGGAGCATTCTCCAGAATGCCAGGCCAATATCTTTACTGAATCCTCTCGCCTCAGGTAGATACATGGCATGGCAGTCATAGCTCATGGGCTGGATTTCGTGGTAATAGACAATTCCCCCGAAATTTCCGTGAACATGAACCTCGAAATACCTGCACTCAGGCCGGTAGTCGTAACCATCGCCGTTGTTGCTGCCAGCAATGATTTCCGGGTGATTTCCAACTCCCTCGATGAGGTCGATGTTTCTTGTTGGCTTGAATTCAATCATGCGATTAACCCATGCGTTCTCACCATATCCTCTAGCGCTTTGATGCGCTGCCTTGCCTGCATTAGGCCTGTCGCCAGCGCCTGAATATCAGCCTGCGTATAGGTTGCGCCTGCGGAGTATGACTGATTGGCATTAAATGCTCCGAGCAGCGCTGTTCCAGTGGCAGCTGTCCATCCTGTCTGCCTGGCACCAATAACCTTTGTCCCGCCAACAGAGTAAGACGTTGTGACATTCAGAGGGGAGCTCAGTGTCTGAGATGTTGTGGCCGATTTTGAAACGTAATCGCCTTCCAGAGTGGATATTGCTGTTTCGGTAGCAGTAACCCTTCCAGTTAGTGCTGAAAGGTCAGATTGGATGGTGGAAACATTCCCCTCTACCAACCCTACTCTGTCGTTTAGCAGAGTAATGGCGCTGGTGTTGGAGGTAATGCGCAGCTCGTGATTGTCTACCTCAATGCGCAGGTTTGATAACCGAAGCTCGTGGTCTGCCAGGGTTACATCCTGCTCCTGGTTTTTTAAGGTAGCCTGATATGCCAGGTCATTAGCGTTGTTAGACGCATCTGCAACATTCTTCAGGTCACCTCCCTGCTGAATGATGTATAACCTGTACGCCAGAGATATGCCGGGTGGAAGAATGGAGTCATCAACGCGGCTTGCCTGAACTATGACTTTTTTCGGTTCGTCTGCCATCACTCCAGCCTTATTTGGCACCCGCTTAGCGTAACGGGTGATGATGTAATAATTCTCACCTTAAACCCCAGATTCTTGCGGATTCTGCCAAGCCTTCTCCAGATTGCCCGCTGGTCATATCGGAACGGAGCATTCCATGGTATGAGTTGCTCACGACCATAGTTAACTCCGTCCGCAGTCGTGGAGACAAACATCTTCTCGGCAAATTGGGCTACCCCCGTGCTGGATTCAAGTTCTAAATCAAACGCTCTTGAGTTGTCAGCTCGGAATAGCGGGGTGTAAAGCAGGTGCTCCTGTTGCTCTCCGTGTTGGCTGGAGATAGATTTATCCAGGTTGCCAGTTACGGATGCTCGCTTGTCGCCGCAGGTTATAGAATTCCCCTCATAGACAAAATCAACGCCTCGATATGGATCGTCGTTAAATCCTGTTTTGAGAATTGCCCACTGCGGACCGGACTGGCTTACTGATGCGTCGTAAACAAGCACATGCCTCGGCAGGTGGATAATCAGAATCTCATGAGACTCAAAACGCGTCGTTTCCATGAACGCACTAGCCAGCTCATCAGCGCTGTAATCCTGTAGAATTTTCTCCACAGAAGCGGTGGCTATCTGCTGTGTCTGGGCTGAGTTAATGATGTAGACCGACGGCGCGCCCGTTGCGGGATGGCTGATAATGGCGTGCGTATCTGCAAACTTAGTCTTGCAGTAAGTCCCGGCAATACCCTTCTGCACCATGAGTGATGGTTGAGACTGATACAGGGCTGCACCTATCGCGGACGTGGCGCCTGTAAGAGAGAAATATTCGATGGTTGTCGTACCGAATGCCACCACGAAATCACGCCAGTTATCGATGCCTATAATGCCGTCTGGCTGGCTCTCTGCCCGGTATTCTGCGCTATAGCGATCGGGCTTTGACTCATCCTCAAGGTCAGAGATAAAGAATGAGTCGCTACCATCTTTGCTCCAGATATACCGGGATCGGTTTCTGCACAGGTCTCTAAGATTTCCCAACTCATATTGAATGTAACCAGATGACGACGGCCAGTTAGACAGAGTTTTAACTTCGCTATCGTAGCGAAACAAAGTCATTGTGCCATTTGCGCCAACTGCCTGGCTGTTGTAGCTACAGGCAAGAGAAACACGCGCTGAACCGGGAACTTCTCCAGACTCTACCCCTGCCTTATACAACTTGGTCCCGCAAACCCGGTAAACTGCGCTTTCATGAGAGTTATACATCACGCCTCGCGAGAGCCCTGCCACATCATTACGCTTTGCAATTCCCGGGAATGAACGAAGGTAACCACTTGAACCAACAACTTCTTTCGGCGTGGCGATCATGTTTACGGGCATCAGGTCGACGTAATCAGCATTCCGAAAATCCTTACCCGTCCCCTTCATCAGCGGGAGTTGTTGTATCGGCATTGCATACCTCGTCACGATGATAGAAATTCCAGCCGTTGTAGGCTGCAAGTCGGTTGCCTGAACCGGTAGGCATGCGATTTGGATAACCGGACTTACATTTAGCTGTGCGGGCGCGGCTCATTGCGGACAGTTTGACAAGCTGCTCTTTTCCGTACTTCGCAGTCACCTGGAGCTTAGCCGTCGCCTCCATGCCATAGTCCGGTGCGATGCGGCATGCGATATTGAGGATTGCAGCGTTGATAGCCGCCATCTCTATGCCATGTTCATCCCCAGCATCAGCAGGCTCTCCAGCAGGAGCAAAAAGATAACCAACGTTGATGCCTGGTGAACCCAATCCGCCCAACCACTCGGCCATCATTAGCTCAAGGTCATTAACGCCGTCTTCCATTGACTGAGGCTCAATGTCTGTCAGCGTGGCGTTGGATGCGACTCCCAGCTTTCTGAGAGCCGCAGTAATCAGGTCGCCTTTAGTCGTCAGATTCATCTGTGGCCGCCTTAGGCTTTGGACCAGGCTTTTTACGCTCTTTCACTAATGGATCTGGCTCTGGCTCTGGCTCTGGCTCTGCAATAGCCGGTCGCAAACTAAGAAGTCGGTCAAGAACGTCACTCGCTTCGTGACCATCCCATTCTTTCCCTAACTCAAGTTCCGTCCCTTCAGGAAGGAATTCGACTTCTTTAACAGGGAGGTGGTAAGTGATTTCTCCTTCAGGGGTGGTTATTCCAGCAATAACCCAGCCTTCCCATTCTTCTCCATCGCTGTGCTTTCTAGACCACCACGAAAGGCCGGAGTAGGCATGCATCAGCGATGAGAAGAGACGCACCCGGTGAGCGTATAGTTCATTAAAGGTGTGATACCCATCAGAAACATCACCCATATTTACCTGGTCAGTAGTGTCGCCTCCGGGGCTCACAGTTTGAACACCAACAAGCGGCTCAGCAGGAACATCGTTTGGATGTTCATACCAGCCATTATCTAAGTGCTCGGCGACATCATCCTGACCCACAATTTTCGCTTTCAGCTTGCGGCCCCAAATTTTGGTATCGCCGCCTGCCTGATAAATCATTACGCTCATTTACTTCTCCTACCCAATATAAAAGGGGCCGAAGCCCCTTAACTGTGAGTGTTACGCCTGGTCAGCAAGGCCAACGCCGATCGCTTCCGGGCGGGTTGCGTTAACGCCATACCACACGGCAATACGGCACAGGCCGGACAGCGTGCTGATGTCACCCTGGGTAGCAAAGATACCGTTCAGCCCAACATCAGGGATGCTGAATGACGTGGTTTTCATGCCAGCAAACAGCTCATGATTGGCCGGGATTGGCTGGCTAACGATGCGGATTGAATCATCAGCCCAGAACACGTTGGTACGTGCTGTGGTGGTGTTGAGCAGGTTAACTGCCATGGCATTAGCCAGCGTGGTGTTGACGTTGGCATATGCGCGCTGCTCAGGAGTGAGTGAGGTATCGTTCAGCGCAATAGGCTTCGGCGTGATTTCAACGTGAGTGCCGTCGATTACCCGGACCACGGAGAAGGTAGCATCCTGCGTTAGCACGTTCTTCGCCATCTGGCCGAGGAACTTAACGCCAGTGAAGCTGATTTTGTCGCCGCGCTTCAAGCCAGTGGTTGAAGACAGGGTAACGTTCGCCAGGCGGTTATCGACGTTGCGCTTGTTACCGTCAGCATCCAGATCCCACGCTACTGGCTTAAATGACTGAGCGCCGGAGACTGTCAGCCCGGTAGCGGTTGACGCGTTCAGAACTGGCAGCTTAGGAGAGCGCAGCACATCATCAAAGCCAGCAACCTGCCGCTGGATGGTACCGTTTTTATACGCTTCTTCCGGGATACGACCGAACATATCGCGGTTAATCAGGTCATGCCCGGCCGCTTTGTAATCCTTCGGGTTGAAGAAGTACGACAGGCCTGAGTCACGGTTCAGCTCGCGTGAGAACATCAGCTCTTCAGCGTCAGCAACGAAATCCCAGCCGCTACCTGTTGCAGTACCGATTGGGTCATCGCTGGTTACTACCAGTGAGCCCATATCTGCAGCCAGATTAGCGATTTTGATTTCACAGTTGCTCGCCAGCTTCTTCGCGGCTGAACGGATGCGGTGGCGGTATGCCGTCTCATCTCGCAGGTCATCGGCGCGTAGTTGGAAGAAGTCGTTATCCGGCTCACCCAGGCTTACCGGAACGTTAAGCTCCAGAATGCCAGTCGCGTCGCCAGTTAGATCCCAGCCTTCCTGAGTTGGGGATTCCTGCTCAACAGGCATCCAGATAGTGTTGCTTGAGCGCTGCATGCCAGCAGCGGGAGGAGTGTATTTTGACGCTTTCTGCGCCATTGGGGTCAGGCTGGTAATAGTATCGATAATTTCATCGACTGCCAGCGTAACCATTTGACCTTCGTTAAGAGCCATTAGCGGATTCCTTGTAACTGTTTCTTAATTTTGCGGTAAGTCTCTACGTCACCTTTGCTCGAAGCGGCTTCCATCTGCTTTTTGAGGGCGTCGATGTTTCCGGCGACAGCGTGGCCTTGCACTGGCGTGTCAACCTGTGGGGCAGACGAAAGAGGCTTACCGCGTGGTTTGAGAGTTAAACGTTCAGATAGTCGGGTGAGTTCAATCAGCGCCTGCTGCCCGTTCATTGCCAGTAACTGGCGCACCTTCTCGGGGTTAGATCCGAGGTGGTACATGAGTGCCGGTGACTTATCAGGGAAGAGAAGCATGATGTCCGTGCTTACCTGTGGCGGCACGAGCTGCATAAATGCCTCTTCTTTGTCCTGATAGTCAGGGATGTTGAGCTTCTCGGCAGAGTCATAGTGTTTACGGGTGGCGTCGAGATATTGCGCTGACTGCTGCGTGTAGTCCTGAGTCTTCCGACCCTGTTCGGCAACGGCGTTACTACGGGCATCCTGCGCCTTAATCAGCCATTCATTGTTGGCCTGGCTAAAGGCTGCAAGAGCCCGCGTTTGGTCGTACCCGTACTTCTCCAGCGCATCATCAGAAAGATATTCATTGACGTCAGGCTGAGGAGGCAGGTCAGGATTTACGCGGATGTTCTCCGGCAGCTCCCCGCGACTCACAGATTCCATCTGTTGCTCAAGCTCTCGCTGACGCTTACGCTCCAGACGCTTAGCTGCAAATTGCGCGTTAGTTGCCGGGTCTTGTTTCGGTTTCTCATCTCCATTCAGGACAACGTCGAAGCCTGAATCCTGCCCATCGCCAGAGTTGGCATTCACATCTGGCTGATTAACTTCAGGTGCCGCCTGAGAGTTAACGGGCAGGGATTGTTCTTCAGTTGCCTGAATTTCAGTGGTATGGGTCATGTTTATCTCTCTCTTATTGAGGAATCTCGGCTGCTCCGCCGGAAGGGATTTGTTGTTGTTGCTGGTTGGCAACCTCGCTCAGCAGCCTGACGGCATCCATAACAGCTTTGGCGTCTATGTTCTTGGCCTGAGCCAGCTTGTAGACGGTGTTAGCCTGGGATTCCATTGCATCCTGTTGAGCGGTGAATGCTTTAATCTGAGTTTGTGCGGTTTCGTTCTGCGCTTTCTCTGCCTCAGCCTGAGCTGCGACCATCTGTGCCTGCGCGAGCAGCATGTTTGGATCTTGCTGATTTTGAGATGCCGCCTGCGCCTCCTGCATCCACTGCTCTTCTTCCGGGGTTTCCGGTTTCTTGAGGCCTTGGGTAACAAGTTGCTTAGTGGCGTATTCTCGGGTGATGTCGATTCCTTTGCCGTCAAGCAGTGACAGGAACTGGAGTAGCAGCACGTTCCACACAGGATGCTCCACCGGAACCTTTTGCAGTAACTCGCCAATCTCTGCCCGGTTCTGCTCTTTCATGCTCTGGAATGACGGGCCTACATCTGTGTAAGTTTCGTAGCGGCCACGAATATCGTTGAGCGTCACGACCTGACCAGACTGATAGTCAACCACCTGTGTCAGCAGCTGGACCTCTTTCTCGCTTCCGTCTTCCAGTGTCATAGCTGCAGTGCGCGGCACGTCGTAGATATCGTTGACCATTGAGGCGTATATCTCGCCGTCCCTGCGCATGGCAGTTGACAGGTTATCGAGAAATACATAGGTCTCAAGGTCAGCGCGCTGGTTGAGTTGGTTGACGGTGTCGAATGCTACGTTACTTCCTGCTGCCTGAGCGTCCACACCGAGCGTCGCCACCTCTTTCACTGAGTTGGTCGCTGCTTCAAGCATGTAGGCACTGGCCTGTGATACCTCCGGGTTCTCCATGTACGCGATCGGCTGCGCAGGGAGTTCTCCGTTGTTCTCATCAGTGCGGTTGAGCAGGTAGTACGGATAGTCGTCATTGCCACCGTACATGTACTCATATCCAGCGACCTGCTCAGGCCAGAAGATAGGCTTCTTCTTCGGCGTGCGCGCTACCGTGTCAGCGTTGAATGACATGATCATGTTGCGCAGGCGCTGGCCGTCTTTAGTCAGGCGAACGACGCCCTCGTATACTTCCTTATCGCCAACGAATCCCCACTCACCAAACACTGGCACAATCGGAATGTGTTCGCCTGCAATCAGCTCGCGATTCTTCAGCACTTCAGAGCCGGTGAGGATTGTCTTGTAGACCCGGCGACGCTTAACCTTGCGCTCGCCAACCTTCTCCATGCCTTTCTCTGCCAGCTCATCTATGACGTCGGCTATGTCGCGTTTGAAGTAGCTGACTGGCTCACCAGTGAGCGGATCTGCGTAGATGAAGACTGTCTCTTTTTTCTCTTCTACCTCGTAGTGCTCGGCAACATAGAAAACGTCGCGGCTTATCCACGGGAACAACCATGAGCTGTCTGGCGACTGGAAGTCTGGCATCTCGTCACTGTCGAAACCCATCTCATCTGCGAAAGCTTCCCATCCGTCTTTGCTCATCGCATTGATAACGGTACAGTGACGAGCGTCGCTCTTGTCCATCTGCTTGCTGTTGCTGTCCCAGATGACGTGGCTTGACGCTTCATGAATCGGAACACGCCGGATAATCTGGTTATTGCTGGTTGGGTCCTGGTCTTCGTGCTCAGTTACGATGCGCCAGGCACCTACCCCCGCCTCAATCTGCTCGCGCACTGCGATGTTCACGCTGATTTTCGCGGTATTGTGCCGCATGTCAGTCCGGTACATGCCCATGAGGATGTCAGCAGCGTCCGGGCTGGCTCCGTCCTTCGGCTTGAACATCACATCAATAGGATTCTGGCGCATCTCTGCAACCAGCTTACGCACCACAGGCCGCACCACATCGAACTGACCGCGATACTGTAGGGTTGTGTACTGATTCAGCCAGTCATCCCACTGACTAACGCGCGAAAAGAACAGGTCGTTAGTCGCTTCGGTTCTGGCCTCGTCGCTTGCTGTCCAGTCTCTGTCAAACTTGCAGAGAATGCCCTCAAGTCTGTTTTCTTTATCGGCCATTTATCTGCTCCGTGGGATCGGCCTGATGGGCGCCGGGATTTTTTTCTCTTTGATTACTCCGATGTCGCCATATCGCTTGGCAAAGCGGCGCATCATGTAGGCGTATCTCGTGGCGTCTAGCAGGTCGTCTCGCGTCTTAACGATTCGCCCTCTGTCATCACGGTGGTAAAAGTTGAATTCCTCGAACCAGTCGCGCAGTCCAGCAAATACCTTGAAGCGACCTGTGCTCATCAGGTCATGAAGCTCAAATAGACCGGGCTCAACAGAGCGCGAACCATCAGGCCATTGAGCAGGCTCTGGAAGCATCTGAAATCCAGCAGTTGAGTAGTATTCCTTCTGCTGCAGGCCGCTACCTTTCTCTGTCTGCAGTCCATCCTGAGGCCATGCTGTTGGCACCTTATTGGACCATGACTTTGTCGCGCCCCACGCTTCTGATGGTGATGTCTTACTGGCTTTCCACGCTTTGGTTACGTAGAAGGTTTCACTGTCGAGGTCGATAGCCAGCTGTACCCGGCTTTGTGGGTGGTCCCAGCCAAAGTCCATGCCATCAATAACCATGTAATGCTTCGGAATTGGGAATGGCTCGCAGGTAATGACATCCTCGCTGAAGTCAAATATTCGCCCCTGCCCAAGCATCGGTATCCCCTTGGTGCGCATGTCTCGTTGGTGCGGCGGGTATGACTCAAGCAGGCTGCGCTTTGTCTCTTCCGTAAGGTGCGGAGCATCATCCCAACCAACATTCATACAGAACTGAGAATCTGCCGGGTCATCAAGCAGCTTGATAACCAGCTCTGTTCGCCCGTTCTCCGGTGTAAATGTCAGGATGCCACGACCACCACGCCCTTTATCACCTGTGGCGGTACGCGTCAGCACCTGCGGGTAAATCGTCTGATCTTCTGGCTCCTCATCGATATGGAACCAGTCGATGTCATCGCCCATCAGAGCATGCTGGCCCTGCGTGTAGGACCAAAACTGCACCTTGCTGAGGTTTCCACTGCTGTGGCGTATGTAAGCTGAGCGCACGGCATTTGGTGTGCCGGTCATCGGCTCCGTAGAAACAATGCGATCAGCAGGAACGAGGCCGCCAGTAAACTCACCATTCACCTTCTTGCCGATGATGGCAGCCTGAAGCAGGTCACGACACTTCTCACCGGAATAACCTAGGCACCACATCAGTGGGGCGTGGTCGAAGCGGTGGCCCTCCCATCCCTCGGGATATTCTCCGAGGAGGTGGATAGCGTCGATATATGTCGCTGTATCAGTCTTGCCAACACGGTTTGCGGCAATCAGCGCGCACTGGCGATACTCTGCGGTAGAGGCGATGAATTTTTTCTGCCATGGGTAACGGGTTTCGAAATAGGCTTTGTAGCGATAGATTTCTTTGCGCCTGGCCCTTTCCTCAAGCAGCCTTAGCAGCTCAATCTTCTGCTCCCGACTGAGATTGTGCATTGGCTAACTCCCGTATCTTTCTCTCCAACTCATCATCTGACATGTCGGTGATCGTAATCTTCTGCTCGTGCTGAACCTTCTCACCAAAGCGGCGAGTTGCTACCTTTGATGCGTACCATTTACGGGCATCTACCTGCAGTCGGGCCTTTGCTACCGAGCCTGCTTCTTCACTAGATCCATCGGCAAACATCAGAATGTCTTCGGCCATGACTTCGGCCTGAATTTCCCGCGCGCGCACGTATTGTTCGTGGAACTCTTCATGCCTGTGAAGCCACGCAAGCACTGTTGCAATGTGAGGTACGTCATCGCGTTTGCATATCGACCTAAGGCTTTCACCTTCCATCAGTAAGTTGCAGATTTTCTCTGTCAGCTCATGCGTGTAATCAGATGGACGGCCACCCTTGCTCTTAACTGTCGCCATCTTTAAATCCTCGTTAACTCATTATCCAGCCCACTCAGTGAATGAGCTGTGTAATTTGCTATGCAGTGATACCCGCCGCTTTAACAGCTGCCAGTAATGCGTTGTACTTAGCTGACAGAGTTGCAAAGTCGTTTTTGATTGCCGTGATAGCTGCGTTAGTCGATGTCAGTGAGGCGGCGGTTGCGTCTGTAGTCGCTGCGGTTGCTGCCGGGACTGCTGCCACGGTATTGCCACCTGATGTGCCGCCGGAGGAATCCGTCAGTGCAACAATGGCGGTTTGCAGCAGCACTCCACCGCGTTCACTAGCGGTTGGAACCTTATTGCCAGCCATCGCTGTTGTTGCTGTTGTTCCAATGGTCGGAGCGAATGATGCTGGCTTCCCTGTTACGGATGACCAGGTTACCGCCTGTCCGACGATTGAGTATTTAGCCTCAAACGCAGTCTTCGACATATACAGGGTTTCACCGTACTGGCTTTTGAAGATGTAACCGCCTGCTACTGGCTGGAATACTGCCATGAACTGCGCTGACAGAGTTTCCGCCTGATAGCCGCTGCCAAAATCTGCTTTGCCTGAGCCATCGATGGCCTGAGTGATTTTTGTTGCCGCGACTGCATAAACAACGTTGCCGTCCGTATCTGCATACTTAGGCCATGTTTGATTAATCATTTCTGGTTCCTCTTCTGGTTACTGAAACAGAGCGTATGCTTCTGTTGCGATCTGAATGGCTTTTTCTGTTCGGGCAACCACACCCGTTTCACCAGTAGCCAGGGTGTAACCGTCCGTGAAAAGTTCGAGCTTTAGCGCATCGCCACCTACGTAGCTGATTGCCTTTTTAGCTGCTGCTGTGTCGCGCATTACCAGCCGATAAATGCTGAGATTCAGCGACTGCTCTTCATTGATGGGTGTCATTTAGAATTTCCTGCTGGGTTGTTGGATATTTTGCCGTGATGTCGCGATACCCACGCATCAGGATTGAGTATGTTTATGCTGAAAAGTGAGCTCGCTGAATGCAGTTTTAAGCACAAAATAAAAAGCCCGACCGGGGTCAGGCTCTATTTATTTGAGGCATTGCTCTCTTATGTACTGCTGCAGCCCAGCTATCATCTTTCCGCTGATTTCGATTCGCTCTCTGAGGGTGAAATAATCCCGTTGAGCGGAGTCAGTAAGTCCGGGGCTGGCTGCATCATCCAGGCCGGGAGCGCTGGAGGCAGATTGCTTTTTGCAGGTGGCGTTGAGTTGCAGCCGCTTACGGCCAGCAACAACATCAGACTGAAGCTCGTCAATACTGGCTTTAGCATCAGCTAACTCCTTTGTGTACTTTGCATCGAGCGCGGCCACATCTCGCTGGCGTGTCTGCATATCATTGATGGTCTCCTGCCGCTGCTTTGCGAGAGACTCAGCATTGTCAGCGCGGGTCTTTTGCTTTGTGAGCTGAGATGACAGGATGAGCACCACGATGACTGCAGCCAGAAACTCCACGGCGATAATCAGCCAGGCGCGGGCATTCATTTCTGCCCCCACAGGCAAACTTCGCGCTCAATCTCGCGCCGGTTCATCAGACCTTTCCACTGCTTACCGCCTGCATATGTCCAGCGGCGTAGCTCGTTGCATGCTCCGACCGTGTCACCTGCGTTGATTTTCTTCAGCAGGGTCGACTGGCGGAATGCTCCGGTGCCGACGTTGTAGGCAAATGAATAGAGAGCCGCACGAGTGGTATCGGGGATCGGCCGCTTGATTAAAGGGTCAATCTAATTGGCGACCTCCCGCAGGTCTTTATTCAGCAGCGCCTGGCACTCTGCCTCGGTGTAGGTTTTGCTTTTGATGATGTCGGCCCCGGTGTGGCCGTAGCAAACAGTCCACACGCCGACGACATCCTGATAAGGCTTATGCTCCACGCCTTCCAGTGAAGGAATGATGGCAGCAGCAATGGCAATAGCACCGCCACCCATGGCAGCAATGATTTTGTTGCGTAGGGCAGTCGATGTCGCCATGGTTACTGGTCCTGTGGTGGGCTTTGTACGAGTCCGCGATTTAATGCGGCTTCATATGCGCGTGTCTGTCGGTTCTTGTAGTAGAGATTCACCAGGAAGGTAGCAATACCGATTACCACACCACTGATGATTGCGATCTGATTCCAGTCGAGGTTATGTATCCATTGCGACACGCCACCTCCGCACACAAGAGTACCGGACACGCAGTAGCTTGCGCCTGATGCGATTTTGTCGGGCATAATTTTCACTTTTCCACCCCCTGCATAGGGGACTTGTCCAGAATAGGAATTGTCTAAATGTTGAGCTGAACAAGTCCGGGTAAACTTCATCCTGTCGATAGAAGAAGTTCCGCCTTGCGCTATGGGTAACCGAAGAATCCGCCAATGTGCGGATTTTTTTGTTTAAAGTGCGCCGCAACGAGCTGTCATAGATATCTGAGGGTTGTTTCGAAGGGCGCAAAAGAAAAGGCCGCTCTTTGGCGACCTTTGAAATTGGTGCAGCATGCTGGACTCGAACCAGCAACCAGCGGATTAGAACTCCGCTGCTCTATCCGATTGTGCCAATGCTGCTTATTGTTTGCCGGGGCCGCAGTTTCGAACCGCCCGGCGCAGTTCCTCATGACCGCTCAGCGGCTTGCGTTTTGACAACAAAAAAGCCGCCGTCGCATTCACTAAGAACACTTACGGCAGCTTACCTCTAAATGATTGCTCACTTGTTCATTAATGTCAACATGTTCTATGCAACTTTCTTAATTTTCTCCACATTTTTACGCTCATTCATCGCTTTTAGCAGCGGAAAGTAAATCATGTACTGACTTGCAGACAGGATTTCTTTAACTTCCCGGCGGCAAGTAGAAAGCGATGGCCTTTTGAGTCGATTGCCGCCACGTGTTGCGATTTTGCGGGGACTTGCGACCTTGTGAAGGTAAACTGCGATTGAGTATTCAGTTGAGCCGTGAGAGTAATAACTCAGCAGGATGCCAAACGCTTTTTTGTCAATGCACATGACGGAATCTACGACCTGAGAAATCAACATTCCGTCATCGTCATTGCACATCGGGCGGCTAGGCATTCCGCTGGGTTCAGCGCTTTCCATCCACTGTGCGATCATGCTGCTCATTCGCTTCTCCAGCCTGCCGCTGTATACCCACGCGCCCCACAATTCCAGCCAGCTGTTTAGCCAGTCGTGCTGGTCTTTCGATAGATTAAGCTCGCGTATGCTCATCGCTTCTTCCCCTTTGGAGTAACTGCCCATGACTGAACATTTGTAGGCTGGATGGTTGGAGTGACTGGCTTGAAGTGGCTGAGTAGTCGGATTAACCAGGTCATGCTGCTCTCCTGAGTATGTGGCTGAAGTTCTGGATGATGCGGTAATCACATGCATAGGAGTTTTTGAATCTGAACAGCCTTAAGAGGCGCCATTTTTGGCGAATTTTATCTTTCATCCTTTCTCAATCTCCGTTATCAGCACGTCGATCCGGCCGCCCTTAACCACTTCGGCGCGCACCATGCGAACGTCATCAATCAGGCTGTCATCGGCAATTACGCCTGCCTGGGTGAGTGAGTCGAGAGGGGCTTTGAATAGGTTATCGAGGTCACGCTTTGCGCGTGTCGGTGGGTATGCTGTGATTTTTACTTTGAGACTGCCGGTGAGTAGGTATTGCTGATTTGCTTCGGTGATTTGCTTGATGACTGCTGCGGTGTATTCCCTTCCTTTCTTGCTTTTGATTTTCCTGCCGCGAAACACTGAGAAGAGGTGATTGTTACCAGGCGGCCACGGCAAGGTGATCCGATATTCAGCCATGCTTCACCTTTCCCTCTCGGAGTAATGCACTCTGTGTCCTGATAACGCCTTCCAGATGCGCTACACGGGCCTCATTCACATCAGTTGTACGAGTGCGGCGGTCTACCTCATCGTGGCAGCGAGAGCATGCCCATGCGCCGAAAAGGTCATCCGGTTTCATTCCTGTTCCACAGATGCCTACCATCCGGTAGTGCGCGAGTACAACCGTCTCAGAATTGCCATTGCAGATGCCCGGCAGCCTGACCTGGCATTCCCTGCCCCGCGCTTCTTTGCGTAAATTACCCATTATCTTCTCCAGTCATATCACCATTGGGGTCGCGGAATATCGCGTAGAACGCGCTGCAGTCGTCGCACACATAGGCCTCATCTGCTGATAAAGGCATTCCGCAGTCAGCACAATTTTGATTAGTTTCCTGTTTCACTCTCTACCGCCATGAATGCTTTGATAAAATGCTTGGCTGCTTCTGCGTTTATGGCGTTTCCGTACCCTTTGAGCCTTCCCACGCGATTGCGTCCAGCCACTGTTCGTAGTGAGGACTTGCCGTGTCCCATTCCTTTGGTAAACCTTGCAACCAGCGGGAATGTGCCGGATTCAACTGGACGCCACTGTCCATCTCGACAAAATAGCCAGTCTGCATCACGCCAAAAACCGTTAACCTCAAGGGGCCGCATATTGACGCAAAGTCCTGGAGCCTTTGCTGTACCTTCGTCCCATCCTCCCGATACATTTTCATCGCACTGTTCTGGTTTGGGCGCCTGTCGTTGCTGTTTGCAGTGGGTGTCGGCCATCCCGTCAGAAGAGTGGTGCCTGGTAGCTTGAGGCATATTCTCGGAGAACCGTCCGGGTTCTTCCCGCTGTAGCAGTGCGTTGACCCGGTTGAATCGTTTGCTACTGGCGTCTGCCACCCAGTAAGCGCGCTCTCTGATGTGCGGCGCACCGATGCTCGCTGCCGTGAACGGCGTAAGCCCGAAGGTGTATTCCATTCCTTCCAGGTCTGCTTGTACAAGGTCGAACCAAATGTTTGCGTTACCTGCTGCAACCTGTTCGCCAAAGATGTACTTAGGCTTGCACTCCTTGATGAGCCAGTGGAAGGCGGGCCATAGGTGCCGCTCGTCATCAAACCCATTTCCTTTGCCTGCCGCGCTGAAAGGTTGGCACGGACATGATCCTGTCCATACTGGCTTGCTGTCGGGCCATCCTGCCTGTCGCAATGCATAACTCCACACTCCAACGCCGGCGAAGAAGTGGTGTTGAGTAAATCCTCGCAAATCGCTTGGTGTAACATCCTCAATACTCCTTTCATCAACAATTCCCGGCGCGATTTGTCCGGCGTCAATTAGATTTCGCAGCCACTGCGCTGCATATGGGTCAATCTCGTTGTAATAGGCTGTCATCGCGTCCTCCTCATGCGATCGAACTTCGCCCGGAGCAGCGTGTACACATAGTCGTAAGTGGTGACCTGACTTGCTGCTGGAATGGATTTACGTTTGCTGCGGCTTCTGGCTGTAGGGGTGAATATCAGTGAGTCGATTGCTCTCTGTGTTGCTGAAACTCTTTGCCGGCTCATTGGCGTACCGCCTGCAGAGGAAGGTCGATCCATTTATAAATCCTGCTCTTCCGGCGGCAGATGGTGAAAATCCCATTCCCATCCTGAGGCTTGGGCTTCTCTGGATTGCGGCGATAGGTGACCATCTTCTCTTTCCTGATGACTTCCTTTGGCTTGAAATCGGTGTTGAGTGTGTACAGTGGATTTCTCCACACACCGCTGTTAATTACCTCGCCAATGCACTCCATTTTTGCCAGAGCGGATTTTGTCGAGTTAACGTTGTAGTCTTTACCCACCACATGCTTGATTATTTCTACGTGAGTGAGTGGCTTGTCTGCTCTGCTGAGCAGTTGTCGAATTTCATATCGTGCTGTCATGCTGCTCTCCCGTACTGTTTAGCCCAGCGCATCGCCAGCGCGGCATCGTCACCGAAGTTGACGCCATGCTCCGCACCAAAGGCGCTGATTAACTCGATGAGGTCACGCATTTCGCTGACGCGCATTTTGCTTGTTGACTGACCCAGCACCACGAATCCACCGTCGATACCCGGCACGACGTCTTGCTTCTTCAAAGCGGCGGTGAAAACGTGCTTCCACTCTTCACTGGTCAGCGTGCGGCCGTGCCAGTTGACCTGCTCTGAGATGTCGTTAAGGCACGCCCAAAGCTTGGCGTTCTGGTCGAGGCTGCGGGTGCGTTCCTGGATGGTTACTACGAGGGGTGATTCTGGACTTAGTGGTAGGTTTCGGATGAATTCGGTGCAGTTGTTTCGCCGCTGCATATCGACGAGAAAATAGCTCTGTTTGTTCACTTTTACCTCCCTTCTAGTGTCTCCACGTAGTCATAGAGATTGTCAGCTGCAGCACTGATTAACAGGTCAATGGCCTGCTCGCTGTGGCCGCCTTCGCGAATCATCGACAGCGCGACTAACAGCGCCTTTCGTGAATCGATAACAGGTTGGTGCTTCGGTTTGAATGGGATGATTTCTGCTGTCATACGATGCTCCACTGGCGCTTGTAGTCGAAGATTATCAGGCCTTTCTCCCTCAGCGCCTGTAGGCGACCGTCAATGATACGAAAAGCAGGTCGCCCGGTTTCAACGTGAAGCCTATTCGCCTCGAGATATACGTCGCCATTATCGATAGCAGCGAATGACTTGGCTCCTGAATAAATCTTTCCGATAATCAGCTGGTCCAATTGCGTGTAATCGGCCATCACCCTCTCCTCCCCGCCCAGCGCCAAACTAAAAGGCCTACTAAAATTAGTAGGCCCGATACGATAAGTTCTGTTGTGTATATCTGGTGCATTATTCCTCACCCCACTCCATGACCAGGCGCGAAACACTCAGTCCTGTTGCCGTAAAATTTCCACCCGCTCTTCATGGCATTGCGAATGCATTCTGCGTTTGTCTGTCCGGAAAATTGTCGGAATCCTGTTTCCTCGCTCCTGTACTCTGCATGAAGGGTAATGGCTGCGCAGGCCTTACAGTCGCAGTAAAGATCGAGCGTGTATCCACCGATTACCATCACTCACTCTCCTGCATCATCAGGCCCAGCGCCTCACGAAGCGCGGCGTTAATGGCATCGTCTACGTATTCGTAATCGCCCAGGCTTACTATTGCTGAATCGCACCCTTTACCACCATGCGTAGGATACGTGGCAGCAGCACAATCGCCGAAAGTGAGTAGCGGTCGATTGATCGAAACGGTGATGCCGTGCTTAACGGCCTGCTCGCGTATTTCCGCATCACTCAGTTTGCTGTAGTCCATCAGGATTCCTCCGGCATTAAACAGCCAGTTGTAATTGCATGTTGAAGCGATCCCGAATCTCGCAGTACTCCAGCGAGCCGGGGCTGTTATGTGACTCAATCCTTTCAACCATCAATGCCGCGCGCGTCTCTTTTGACGCTGGCGCGTATGCACCTTTCCATGCCTTATCGATGCCGATATTACGTGCAACGTTAGTGCTGTCGGCGCTCGCCAGCGGAAGTTTCGTGAATATCAGCGGATTAAGCATGCGAAGTCCGTGAAGCTTTGCGATTGGTTGACCGTAATCATCAGTGACATGGCGAATCAGGTCTTTCATGCGTGCCACGGCGATGTTTGGCCTCTTGACGTCATATTCGCCACAACTTCCGATCGCTACCCGTGGATACTCATTGCATAGACGGATGAATCTGTCGTCGCTTTCGTTCATATGCCATACCGGTACGCCATAGAAATCACCGTGCGGCCACTCATCAATCAATGCCTCGTTTTCAACTTCACCGCCATCGATAACGTCAGGGATGATCGCAAAGTCGAAGCCAGGATGATTTTTCCATCGAGCCACGAAATCGTAATAATCACTCCAGTCAATTTTGTTACGACCAGCTGCCTTCCATGCCGTGAAGGCACCGTTGTCTAATGCGAATGACTGGCAGAATTCTGATGCGAGGTTTATCTGTGCGGGGTGTGCGAATGAAATGAATGCATGCCGGCCTTTCCATGCCCTGATTGCGCACGTGTCAGGTGTTATCGGCCCTCCGTGATAATGAATCACTATAACCTCCCCCTCTGGCTGGCTGCCCGGACCCGATAATGCGGAGCACTCTTTCCATCTCGCGATTCATGATTGCGTGCAGTACGCGGTCACGGCGGTATTTGCATACCTCTGGCTTGTGCTTGCGCTTCTCGGTGAATGGAAGTGATGATGACTTGTAGTAGCGCTGCATAATGCGGTTGCTTTGCTCTATGTCGTGGTGGATTAACTGCTGTGCTGTTGTCATGATTTCACCTGCTTGCTGTCAGCTGAGAAGCAATTCAGATTTGCTTCGCCCTGAATTTCTTCAATGAGAGTATTCATGCATATGGCGACACAGTTGTTGCAAATTGCTGCGCCATCGCGAGCAACTATCATCCGTGCCACCTCTCGATTTGATACTTTGCAGAAATCACAGTGCCACTGCTTTGTTTCGCTGTTTATCATCAGAATCCTCCTCGCTTTGCTGGCTTGTCTTCCCGGTCAGCTGCCTTACGCTGTGCAGCAAGCTGATCACAGTCGTAGATAGAGCCGTTGCGCTGTTCTGCATAAACCACACCGGACTTGCCGTGCCGGTTCAGCCGAAGGAGAAGTTCGGTATCCTGCTGCGGGAAGTTCTCGTCATAGGCGCCCTCGCGGTAGATGCCAAGCCAGTAATCGCAGTCCTGCTCAATCTGCCCGGTGTCGCGCGAGTCGCTTGGGAGTGGTCGCTTGTTGAGGCGCTTCTCAAGGTCGCGGTTAAGTTGCGTGAGGAGGACGACAACGCATCCGAGTTCTTTCGCCAGGTTCTTCAGTCCCTTTGTGATCAGACCGAATGACAGGTCGTTACGGTCAGCCTTTTCGCCAGTCATCAGCGTGAGGTAATCGACCATGACCATACCCACCGCGCCTTTCTCGCGCTTGATACGGCGAGCCTCTGAAACGATGTGAGCCAGAGTGATGCCGGGTGTGTCGTCGATGAAAAGATTGCCCGACTCGACCAGCTCCATGGCCCGACCGTTTGCCAGCGCGAAATCAGAGTCATTGTCACTGCCACGGTAGAAAATATCCGTATTGACGCCCGATGCCTGCCCTACCATGCGCTCAAAGATTTGCTTATCAGGCATTTCAAGACTGAACAGAATGGCAGGAAGTTTTTCACGCATGGCGCAGTTGATCGCCATCTGGCTGTAGAGGGTTGTCTTTCCCATTTTCGGACGCGCACCGATTACGAACAGCGATCCCTTAACCAACCCCTTTGGCTCCAGAAGAGCATCGAGCGATGGAATGCCGGTAGATAATCCCCGGCTACGACCAGAGTTATCAAAGCGCTGTTCAACCTCACAAAGCCAGTCGTCCATTACCTCAATCAGCGGACGGGCGCCTCGGCGATTACCTGTTTTGGCATAGTCGCTAATCTGCGTTGCCAGCATCTGAACCGCGTCGAACTTCTCGGCAGCTGTCATGCCATTGCGCGTGTAAAACAGCTCGGTGGCCTCGTTCAGCTTCTGGATGCCGTAGCGCTCGGCCGCACGTTCCCGGATAACGCTGGCGTAAGCGCCGATATTAGCCTGGCTAAATGATCCCTTACCAACCTGCATCAGGTACGAGAAGCCACCAACCTGGTCAATCAGCCCTTCACGCTCAAGGCGATCTGATACCGTCATGCCGTCGATTGGAGAGGATTCTTTGTTCATCGACTTCATGGCCCCGAAAATAACCTGGTGCTGACGGGAGTAAAAAGACTCAGCCTTTAGCGTTGCCAGAACCTTCTGAGCGCGTTCGCTTTGCGAGTCCAGCAGGATGGCACCGATAACGCTTTGCTCAGCCTCAAGGCTGTGTGGTGCGGATAGAATCTCAGAGGTCATCGAAGGCTCCTTCGCGGGCTTTGGCGTAAACGTCTACGTCGAGAAAATATTCCAGGGCTTTTTTCCGCCAGGTCTTGCCGGTTCTCTGGTCAGGTCGGTTCTCCAGCATCCAGCGGCAGTTTCTGCTGATGTAAGTCAGATAGGCTTCCCAGTCACTCAGGCCAAACGCATGGCCGTCAAGCTTACGGGTTACCTTGCCTGCTTTCTGCCAGAAGGTTCGAATAAGATTACGGCGCTTGTCAGTGATGACGTTGATGCCCTGACATTCAGGAAGGACTCTGCGATAAACCTCGACTACCTGCTCACAGCTGATTGAAGGTTTTTTCTTCCCAGGATTTTCCGCAGAAGATGCACACTTAATATCTTTAGATATTAAGTTAGTATTTAGTATTTCTTTATCTGTGGACAATCGCTGGACATCGGCTGGACACTCATCCTCTACACGCCTTACTGGCTGCGGGTTTGGGCTGGACACTGGCTGGACATCTGCTGGACACGAAAATTGCTGATATTCGTCGTATTTGACCACTTTTAATACAGTAAATCTGTTGGTCGATTTGGTTGTGATTATGTCCAGATTGGTGAACTTTCTTAGCAGGGCCTTAACCCGGTCAGCGGTCAGCCCGGTCTCTAGTGCCAGGCTATTTCTTCCAGTTATGAACTCACCCCGATCACAGAAAATATCACCGTAATCTGTTGCTACCATCGTAGGCTCATAGTTAGCACGAAGCAGAAGATGAACCCATAGGTGGGAGGCTTCTGCGTCCCTGTAGAAAGGCGTATCCATGATTTTACGGTGCAGCAAGGCAAACCCCTTACCGACTGAATTCGGCTTCTCCTGTTGCCGCCTGGCCTCCCTGACTACGGCAAGATTGGTTACGTTGCTCATTTGCGTTTCTCCTTGCTGCGGCAGTCTTCCAGAATCCACTTCAGCTTTTCAGCCACGGAAGGATGCAAGGATTTCAGGAACTGCAAACGAGAGATATTTTTGTGAGTACCTACCTGGCTACTTACGTGCTTTCTCATGTATAATTACTCCTGTCGATTGTTAGAAAAGCATCGTGATTTGTGAATTAGCCTCGGTTGCCGCCGGGGCTTTTTTATTGGTCAGCACAGCAGCAAACCGCCGCGCCAGTTCGACTATCTCCGTGTCGTCCACCCCGTACTCCAGTATCGCCAGAGCCATAGCAGCCTGACGAAAGAATCCATCTTTCATCCGGGATACCTTGCAGTCAGGTACGCCCATCAGCTTTGCGAACTTTGTCTGGCCCATTACGGCCAACTTCCCTAACAGCTGCGACTCAATGCGAGACGCTTTTTTGCGGTACTTTGCAGCTTCCATGATTGATAATTTCCATGTTGAATTAGTTACGTGCGATCACCCTGCGGTGTCGCATTGGTTATTTTATCGTGCACCATTGACAGTCAACCTTGACCACGCCGGGCACCCGACCGTATACCGGGCCGTTCGGAACTAAAAGTACACATTTTATTTATGCAGCAATCTGCTGTTTGCTAATGCGGCGAATCTCTGCTGCAGAGAACTTGCCACCGGATGCCTTAGAAATCCGGGTTGCGTAATCCGTTTCACCAGTGAAGTCGGTGCGAGGCAATGAGCCCTTTTCCATCCACTTGTAAACGGCCTTTGGTGTTAGGCCGCAAACATTAGCCACAACAGAAACTCGAACGGACTTCAAAACGTCTACTAACGTGATTTCGTTCATTCCTGTCTCCTGTGGTGAACTATGAGTACATTCTATGACGGAACTGAAAGTACAGTCAATTAAATATATGCTTGAACCCATGGTTCAGGAAAAAGAGCGTGATGATTTTCCTCGCAGGCTTGCGCTAGCCTGTAACAAAGCGGGGATGCAAGAGCATGGTAGGCAAGCAGAAATCGCCTCTCGCCTGAAGGTTACACCAAAGGCAGTAAGCAAATGGTTTAATGGGGAGTCAGTGCCGAGACGAGAAAAGATAGAGGCCCTAGCAAGACTGCTGGGTACTACTTCTTCTTTCTTGCATGGTTTCTCCGACCAGGATGGGATTAAGGAGAACCATATGGCTAGGAAAGACGGATACTATCGCGTTGATGTTCTCGATGTTCAGGCCAGTGCGGGGCCGGGATCATTTGTGTCGAATGAATTTGTAGAAAAGATAAGAGCTATCGAGTATACGACAGAGCAGGCCCGATCTCTTTTCAATGGCCGAGAGGCAGACATAGTAAAGGTCATCACAGTGCGTGGCGATAGCATGGAGGGGACAATCGACCCGGGGGATGAAATATTCGTAGACGTATCCGTGAACCAGTTCGACGGCGATGGCGTTTACGTATTTGTGTATGGAAGAACACTCCACGTAAAGCGCCTGCAAATGCAAAAGGATAAGCTTGCAGTAATTTCAGACAATCATGTGTATGAGAAATGGTATATAGAACATACAGATGAGCACGATCTCTACATTATGGCAAAGGTTCTCCTCCGCCAAAGCATTGACTACCGTAGATTCGCTTAAATTAAATTACCTTAAAGTTCATTAACTTATGCATAAATGAACTTTTTATATAAAAAAGTGTACTTTAAGTACTTTACAACAATGAACTGCTGGTACATTATGAATCCATCGAAACGCAACAGCGAATTGATAAGTCGAACGGCGCGACATTAAACCATGCGTCGGGAGCGCGGCGGGTTCAGGAAGAACGGCAATGCTGCTCACTAAGCTAAGTTTCTTTCGGGTGCAAGTTACCGCGAAAGCAACTTTATGCTGAAGTCTGAAAGTGGCATTATCTGCAAGGAATAAATTACATAAGGAGTCGTGGTGTGAGAGAAAAGAAAGCGACCGTAAATCTTCCCTTACCCCTAAGTGATAAGAAGGTTAAAAAGGAAGCCAAGAAGGAAAAGCAAACATTAAACCATTGTCTTTCGTTCATTAAGTCTTGTGGGCACAGCACAAAAACAGAGAAATTGCTTCTTGAATGCAGAAAGAAGGCATTTTCAATTTACCTAGAGATGATGAAAAACAGACTTTTGCCGTACTATCTGATTGAACTATCTCCATCTGTTCGGCAGTTGAAAATATTTGATGAAATTTTCGCAGCACCATCATCTATACAGGAGTTAATAGATAGCCTTGAGGAAAAGGAAGTTGAATCGAAGAATTTTCTACTAGAGCATAAGTCTGTCTTCTATGGCTTGATTGGTAAAGAAAACTGGAATAGGTTTTATACCTTCCTAAAGATGTTTGTTGATTTGTATAAACTAAGTGACATGGTTGACTTAGAACTTCCTATGGCGGATGGTTGCTCTCTATCTGCCAGCAACAAGGTTTATATAAGCTCATTATCTATAGGGCTAGTCAATGCTTATGACGAAAAGAAAGTTATGATGGTCAGGGGCTGGAGAGAAACCCAGGGGATAAGATACCTGACATCATTCTCCTTAGTTAAGTTCAATGGAAAATATTTCGCTAAAGTTAAATATCAAGAAAGTGATTATTATTTAAGGATGAATAAAGATCTGACCAAAGAGATACAAGGGACAATGGAAGTGCTTGCTCAACAGTGGCATGATAATGACATACGAGAAAGCAGGTCATTCTCTCGCGTTGAAATTAGTGAATCCACTGATTTTCTCTTTAATGATAAGGCAGTGAATCACGCCCATAGGCGAGACCCCAGAAAGAAATGGTCGTAACAACAGCCTCGCAAATGCGGGGCTTTTTTTCGCCCGGAGCACACCATGATAGTCACTCGCAAAGATGGTAAGTGGCGCGTCACAGTCCAGTTATACGGCGAATCATGGCGTGCTGAGAAGTTAAAAGACAACGGTGAGCGAGCTGATAACAAGCTGGCTGTAACGCTCAATAAAGAGCAGTTTGAGGAGTGGAAGACTAATGCAAAAACCAATCGAAGTAACCAATCTTGACATCGCATTTGGTGGTAAGGCGATGAAGATATTGCCTGCATATTCATCGATTCCCGGTGATTTCAAGCGGGAAGGTAACAAGTGGAATTCGTTCATCAGCAGATGGTTTTTTAATGGCCTGAGTAAGAGTGATTGGCCAAAACCAAAGCCGGAAGTAAGCGGGAAGCTGGCAATGCTGAATATTCAGGCATGCCTGTCTGATTTTGAGCCTAAACATGAGCACAAGATTGCCGGGGCGGCTTATCTCGCATCCCAGTGGTTTGAGTGACACCGCAATGCCCTTTCATGCAGAGGGCATGACGATGACACCCAGTCATCAGTAAAGCGCTTTAGTCGTCAAGGCTGAAGCCGTTGCGATTGTTTGCCTGAGATAACACTCGGGCCTTTTTTTTCATCTCAATGTCGATTCATGAAGTCGATATCGCAATGAACATAACCGAAAAAGGAAACCACCCGTGATGAATTATGCCATCGCAGGCGGCACCGTCATGGGTGCTGTCGAGAAAAACCAACGCAATCCCCTAATCGAACTTCTTATTCGCATTGCGCGAACCCTAAACCAAAAAGGTGACCCGCTATGAAATCACGCTACTTCAGCAAAGCACAGGAGCTATCCCGTGAAGCTGTCATGTACAGCAATGCGGATAAGTGGGCGGCAGCAATGAATATTCTTCGGAGGGCTTTTCAGCCATGAGACTGACATACAGCGACAGAAAAGAGATTGGCGCAATCATCGCTAAATTCACGGAAGAAGATAACGAGCGGATTTATGCAGAAGTGGACTGGCAGGTTAAGCAGATGAAGTCCAGCCCCCTGACACCTGTTTTGCGCAACCTTTGCAGTGACCATGTGGCATTCGAATTGGCTAGTGACGAGACAGACTGGCAGGTCGCGGTAGATGAATTCCTGTGGGACCGGCTTACCGACTACTACAAATTTCAGTATGCACTCGCGGTATTCATGGCGCGGCACCAGACGTGGGAGGCAGCATAATGAACCAGCAGCTGGTAAATCAGATTTACGAGATCGTTAACCCTCTCAAGGCTGAATTCGAGCAGGTTTGCTCTGAAAAGTCAGTGACGTTCCAGCGCGAGTCAGAGTTTGCGATGCAGATATTTGCTAACAACGATTATCTGGCCGGGGTGGCGGCGCAGAACGCCACATCTACCCGCAGCGCGATTATGAATATCTCAGCGATTGGAATCACGCTGAACCCTGCGCAGAAGCTTGCTTATCTGGTTCCAAGGAAAGGCGCTATCTGTCTCGACATCAGCTACATGGGCCTGATGCATATTGCTCAGCAGTCAGGAGCTATCAAGTGGTGTCAGTCTGCCATTGTTCGCAAGAACGATAAATTCATGCGTACCGGTATTGATATGCCTCCGCGTCATGAGTTCAACGAGTTCGACACGCAGGAGCAGCGTGGAGAAGTTGTCGGTGCTTACACGGTAATTAAAACCGATGAGGGCGACTACCTGACCCACACAATGCGAGCAGAGGATATCTACTCTATCCGCGACCGCTCAGAAGCATGGAAGGCATATAAGACAAAAGGAAAGGCCTGCCCATGGGTAACCGACGAAGAGCAGATGATACTCAAAACAGTTGTGAAGCAGGCGGCTAAATACTGGCCTCGCCGTGAGCGCCTGGATGCCGCTATCGACTACGTCAATACGGACGCCGGAGAGGGAATTAATTTTAATCAGAATCAGGCGCCGGAGAAGGATATCTCCCCTGCTTCGCTAGACACGCTACAGACCATTACTGACCTTCTCACGCAGATGGATAAAACGTGGGAGGCAGACATGCTACCCCTCTGCTCCAACATTTTCCGCAGGTCGATTAAGGCAGCGGACGAGCTTACTGAAATCGAAGCTATTAAGGCTCACGACTTCCTGTCGAAACGAGCTAAGGCGGCAGCATGATTGAGGCAGATCTGATACTGGAAAGGACGGGTGTAGATGTCAGGACTATTGAGCAAGGAAGCTCAGACTGGCACCGCCTGCGCCTCGGTGTCATTACCGCATCGTGCGTATCAAACGTCATCTCAAAGCCACGCAGCGGGACGAAATGGACGGACATGAAGATGTCCTACTTCCATGAGCTGCTGGCTGAGGTGTGCACTGGCGTAGCACCAGAGGTAAATGCCAAGGCGCTTGCGTGGGGCAAGCAGCATGAAGACTCAGCGAGAGCTCTTTTTGAGTTCACCACTGGCGCATCTGTAACTGAGGCACCAATCCTCTATCGCGATGATTCTTTGCGTACCGCGTGTTCACCTGATGGGCTTTGCAGTGATGGGCGAGGTCTTGAATTGAAGTGCCCTTTCACCTCTCGCGATTTCATGAAGTTCCGCCTTGGTAGTTTCGATGCCATCAAAAGTGCATACATGGCCCAGGTGCAATACAGCATGTGGGTAACGGGTAAGGATGCCTGGTACTTCGCAAACTATGACCCTCGCATGAAGCGTGAGGGCATTCATCACATCATCGTTGAGCGCGACGAAAAATACATTTCCGACTTTGAGGAAATGGTGCCGGAGTTCATCGAGAAAATGGACATCTCGCTCGCTGAAATAGGCTTCGAATTTGGCGACCAATGGAAATAATTTAACTGGCTGACTGCGGTCGACGGGAGATAGAGATATGACAGAGATTAAGCGTTATGAAGATGACATCGCCTCGCTTCAGGAGCAGCTATCCAGCTACTCAATGAGCGCAGGACAGGCTGATCAACGAAAAGCAGAGTCAGATGCTGTGCGAGTGGCGCTGGGTTTCTCTGCCGATTCGGATGATGTCGCGCCATGTGATTTGGTCGATGCGATCGCCGCGCTTCAGGAGCAGGTGCGGGCTGCTGAATCTAATAAGTGGAAGCCTGAATTTTGTCCGGTAACAAAGCGTCCGTTCTTCATGTGGATTGAGCGCCCAGGCGGCGGCATGGTTCCAACTTATGGCGGTCCATACGACAGCTACACCATCCCGGTTGTTGATAGTGATGGAGAGTTCTCATGCGAAAGATATGACCATGATGAAGGCGCATGGGTGGATGATGTCTGTCTTAGCCATCGCCTGATTGACGATCAGATGCATGTACTCGATGACGCTGCTCTCCGCGAGATTCGGGCGCAGGCTGTTGAGGGGTTTGCGGAGCATATCGCGTTTTACCATAGTGATTCAAAGTCTCACGCTCTGGATTACGCCGCCCGCATCCGCGCAGGAGAGTAGCCATGAAAACCGATGCAGCACGTAGAATCGTGGAAAATGGCGGCTTGCTGGCTAAAGATAGCGTACTTTCGATTATTGATTTTGCAGAAAGTGCAGAGCGAAAAATAAAGCAACTGATCTCTGACCTCAATCAGTCAAAGGCATCTCAGGAAGCGGCAGAGCGTGAGCGCGACGAGCTGCGCGCAGAGCGTGATGGGGCTATGGAATCCGCTCTTGCTGTTGCTGATGTATGGGTGCGCAGGGCAAAGGATGCCGAGGCCGAACTTGCACGGCGCGATGCTGCTGCGGGTGAGCCAGAATTCTACGTTCGCTATCGTTCAGATGGTGGCTATGAGGGTCCATTACATAAGGACGCGACAGAAGAATGCCGCAAACAATCCTGGTCACCACTCTACACCACCCCGCCAGCGGCCAGCGTGAACTCTCCGGTAATTCCGGAAGGTTGGAAAATTGTACCGACTGAGCTTACCCGTGGGATGCAAAACGCATGGGATTCCGCTCCAAATTGCAACGGAGATTATGAAGACGAGAACATGCGCAACGCATATCGCGCACTGATCGCATCAGCGCCATCTATTAAAGGTTGGAAGTTGGTACCGTTAAAAGCATTTCCGTCACAGTGGGCCGCAGGCCAGAAAGCTTTCGACTCCGCTGGCATTAACAAAATCGACCCAGTTTATCACGCCATGGTTGAAGCAGCGCCAGCGCCGGGAGGTGATGCTGAGTGACATCCCCGCAATAATCCTCGGCCTCGGAATGCTGATAGGCATTGCCATTTGCCTTAAAGAAATGTGAGCCACCCAAGCGGTGGTTTTTTTACGCCTGAATTACGGAGAGTAACCATGTATGCGGATATTTTAGACGAAGCAGCAGCACGCGAGCAGCAGCTGATTGAAGTGGCGCTGGCTAATCGCAAAGCACCGGAGCCACCATCGCCCGTATGTCGGAACGCAGACTGTGGCGAGCCATCACAGCCGGGTACGAGTTACTGCTGCCCGGAATGTCGTGAGGATGACGAGAGGTGGCAGCGGGCCATTCAGCAGCGCCGTGTAGCGTAAGGATGCGCCATGTCGCCAGCACAGGAAAACGCACTGCGGTCGGTAGCGCGACGGTGCCGGGCAGCGATTAAGTCCGACACTGAAGGCAAAACATCAGCCGAGAAAGACCTCATCACCACCCTTCTGTTAGACCAATTCACTAAACAAATAACCGCCCTGCCGCCTGGTAAATTTCGGCCAAGAGACTGGCTGGCTTACTACGTGCGCGTGGTGGATAAGGAGATTCGAATATGAGCGAAGCAACTATTTTAGATATGTGCTGCGGGTCAAGGATGTTCTGGCTGGATAAGCAAGATGACAGGGCCATTTTCTCAGACCGTCGATGTGAGGAGCATGTCCTTTGCGATGGTCGTCTTCTAAATATTTCCCCAGATGTGATCGCAGACTTCCGTAATCTTCCATTCGCCAATAATAGTTTCTCTCAAGTTGTTTTTGACCCACCACATCTTGATCGCGCTGGAGAAAATGGATGGATGCGAAAAAGTACGGAGTGCTAGACAGGGATGGTTGGCGCGAAGATATCCGAAAGGGATTTTCCGAAGCTTTTAGAGTGCTGCGACCACAAGGCACGCTGGTATTCAAATGGAATGAGACACAAATCCCTGTTCGCCGCGTCATTGAGCTAACTGACCAAAAGCCAACCATCTGGCAGCGTACTGGAAAGGGTGACAAAACTCACTGGATTCTCTTTCTCAAATCTTAACCCCTGCCCCATCTATCTACTGAGGTAACCTGGCGAACAACCACAGGTTCGATTCCCGTCAGGTTCGGTTCCCATCGGAGATACACTTATGCAACATCACCTGCAGCCAGACTCGCTGGTTGACCTGAAATTCATCATGGCCGATACTGGTTTTGGAAAGACCTTCATCTATGACCGCATCAAAGACGGCACCCTGCCTAAAAGCAAGCTGATACATGGCCGCGCCCGCTGGCTATATCGTGACCACTGCGAATTCAAAAACAAGCTCCTGAATTGCCTTAATGGGTAAATGTGCGGGTAAAAACAAATCCACTTCTGAAATATCCCTTCCTTATCAATCCCCTGCCATACTGATTCGATGTATGCAGGGGACACCATTTCTTAGTTCGCCTCCGTTCGCTCAGGTTCCTCC